TTACTGTTTTGATAATCATCGGTCTAAACCTCATCGTCTATTGTGGTTAGCTTGTGGCTAGACTCTAGCAGAACCAGAGCCTAGCGGCAAGCTCTACTTTATAATGACAGTAAAAGAGTCTTTATTAAGTGTCTTATCGGTAAACATTCCGCTGTTTCCGTTCTTTTCAATCCACTTCAAGCCACGATCATACGACCAGGTGATGCAATGCACCGCATTGTGGTTAGACTTTTCAACTACATGCCATTTTTCCATCTGTTATGCCTCCTGAGCGTGTTCTATCGGCGCGGAATAGGTTTTACCGTTGGCTGATCTAACGGTCACATAGGCGATACCGTATTTACTGGCGAACCCTGTCACCTTGCCACGGATACCTGATCCGCCGTTGGGGATCATGGACAGGAAAATTGTGTTACCTACCGTCATTGTCATGGTTATATTCTCCAATGGTTGCACTGGTTTCGTCTATTGCTGGGGTCTACCTTAGCAAACCCCAGGGATAGGCGTCAACCTTAACAGCTCCAGATAGTCTCGAGATAATCGTTAAGTTCGCGGGCGTTTTCCGTGTCAGTGTCAAAGCTTGAGAATGCGCTATCCATCCACCAATAACCTTCGACCAGACCCTTACGAGTGTCAATCCAGATATTGGGCCCGCCGAACGCCACCAAAAGGCGCGCGCCTAACAAGGTTTCTTTATCGCTGGCAACGATCCACTCGAAGTCGAGCACGCCTTCCAGAAAATCCATGACGGGGTTTTCTTCGCTACCCTCGATCTCATCAAACCCATACTCGACCTGGCGGGCCAGCATGTTCACATGATCCTGAAGTTGCGTTTTGGTTGTCTTGTTCATTGGTCTATCTCCGGTCTAGTGAAGGCCGGGCCAAAGCCCGGCGCTGTTTGTTTACTTGATAATCTGTGCCATGCCCTGATTCATCTTCCACCAAACGCCACCGGGCATCATCAGACTATACGGGCGGCGCTCGACTTGGGCTTCTTGAATGGCTTGTTTCATGGTTTGTCCCCTTTCGTTTACGTTGAGTACATTATGCCTCCGCCTGTCCGGTCGGTCAATACCTATATGAACAAATTTATCCCACGACGTATCAATCGTTGACCTTCCATTGATAGATCAGGCCTATGGGACGATATGCCGCTCTGTATAGAATGAACGGGCGGGCGCGATATACGCTCTCTGCTATTAAGTGTCAACAGGTCTGCATATATTCTATTTTTGTCTATAATGTGCGTCCCATATACCTTTTCCTTTTATCAACTTTCTTCCCCCTTATGCTCACTTTGAGTATAAGTTTATCCTATGCAATAATCATGCCAACTATTTGTGACTGTCAGGCACAAGTCCTGTGATTGCCAGGCACTAAAGTTATCCACAGGTTATCCACAAGTTATCCACAGGCTACTACAACTGTGCAAGAATCATGCCAACTTTATTGTTATGTTATAATGTAACATTAAGGTACTCTGACACAGATGGGGGCACCCCCCTGATTGGGAATGGGTCCCATGATGAGTATACACACACACAATCACACTAGGAGAAAGGTATTATAGGTTCTATATATAGCAGGAGGAATAATTATTGAATATATAAATTATTGGGGAACTATTAATAGCTCGGGTCGCATGAGGACGACCCTCGCAGATGTGACTAGGTAGGGGTTAGATGGAACTATTTACTATAATTAGGTATCTAATAGATAGAGAGATAACTAAAAGACCTAGGAGGCCATTAATTCTCTAGGGAACTTTTTAGCTCTATCTCCATCTAACATACTAACAGATACTATCTAACAGTATCTAATATATATATCTAACAATCTATCTATCTATCTAACATTACTAACATACTATCTAACATATATTATCTCTATCTCGATCTATGTTATGGGATTAAATTTAGTTAGTTTGTTAGTTGTTATCTCGATCTAGGCAGGTCTACTTGCCAACGACCTGCGCAGATTGGCATCTTTAAAAAGTTTTTAATTTTTCCTCGTTTAAACCTTTAGGGTTAAAAAGGGGATCCACCTTGACCTAGTAGGTAATTAGTTATGGCAGGATGGGACGATAGGGGCAAAGCGGAAGGCTCCCGAGAAACCCAAGTCCAGCCGGGTGAAAAGAAAAAAGGCGCTGGTCGCCCCAAGGGCAGCAAAAACAAAAAGTCCCTGATTGAAGCCGCAGTCCAGACTTCGCTAGTAAACGAACTTGAAAGCGACGCAATGGAAATTTACCGCAAGGCAGCGGAAATGGCTAAAGATGGCGACAAAACAATGATTAAGCTGTTCTTGCAAAGGTTGTTGCCAGAGTTAAAGGCACAGGGTGAAGGTGATGAGGCAAAGGGTACTGGTGGTATACAGATTGTAGTAAACCAGAACTCACCTAGCCAGGATTCACCAAAAGATGTTTCAGAAGCCGTTACTATAAACCAGATCCAAAGCCCAGAAGAAGGTGACGAGGATGACGAAGAAAAAGAAGGGTAGTGACGGCAAGGCTTGCTGGAAAGGATATCGGTACGCTGGAACAACAACCAAAAAAGACGGCACTAAAAAAGATAAGTGCGTTAAAGTCAACAGGAAAAAATAAATGGCCGACTACCTAACAAGGTCAGACTATAAAGTAATGTACCCTGCTGACTATCAGAACATTATCTTGCAAAAAATTGCAGAAGGTAAGGCTTGTTTCGGTTGGGCTGATTTTGACATTGCATCAAACAGTTCTATTTATTTCCAACTAAAGACTAACGGAACATTGACCCATATCTTTGGCAGAGACGTAGCAACGGACTCCGAAGAATTATCTTATGGGCTTTATGAAAACCCGTCTCTTACTGACGGGACAACAGAAGTGCCGTTAGTCAACATTAACCGCAATCTCGCTAATAACAATATACCGATTACTGTCTATTCAGATCCGACAGACGTGGATTTAAGTGGATCAACACAGATTGAATTGGACGAGATATTTACTTCTGATAAAAAGGCTACAAATACACAAGATCTAGCGGGGTTAGACAGAATACTTGCACCAAACACAAGTTACATTTTTGAGTTTAACAATAAAACTAACTCAACTAGCAGAGTGTTTGCCAAGTTCTTTTTTTACTTCTGGGACAAGAGATACGCCCAGAGAATTTTAGACCGATAGGAGAATAACCATGTACAAGATGAAAAACAAATCAATGGGTAGTATGAAAGGCGGCGCAAAGAGCGGCCAGAGCAACGAAGCTATTGCTATGGCTGGTGGCAAGTCGCCTGACCGTCCTGCTGCTGCAAAGATGGCAAGCCCAGGTTCAAAGCCTGAGAAGCAGTAAGATACCCTAGTGGATTCTACTCTCGACTTTAATTTACACCCCCGCCAGTTTGAGGTCTTCAACGACCCCAGCCGGTTTAAGGTAGTAGCGGCTGGCAGACGTTTTGGCAAGTCTTACCTTGCGCGAGTAATGCTACTCATTGAAGGGCTGAAAGAAAAGAACGAAGAAGGTTATTCTCTAAAAGGAAGGGCAGTGTACTACATTGCCCCTACTTTTGAGCAAGCAAAACGGATCATGTGGGGCGAGTTGAAAGAAATGGGCCGACAGGTCATCGACTCCACCCTAGAAAACCAAGGCATTATCCGTTTAGTTAATGGTCGAGAAATCCACCTTAAAGGCGCAGACCGTCCAGACACACTTCGAGGCGTTGGCCTGTCTTACGTTGTCATGGATGAGTATGCTTTTATGAAGCCAGAGGTCTGGGAGTACATTATCCGGCCTACACTGGCAGATTGTCGAGGCGGGGCGCTGTTTATTGGAACGCCCGAAGGTAAAAACCACTTCTACGACCTCTACGAAGAGGTTAGAAAGCACAAAAACGCTTGTGAAAAAGATGGTACAACTCCAGAGTGGGGTTGTTTTACGTTTTCCTCGGCTGAAAACCCAACTATTCCTATTGCAGACGAGATTCAACGGTCGATTGACCAAGGAACACCGGCAGAAGTAGTACGACAAGAGTATTTCGCGTCCTTTAAGGCTGCTGGTGGCAAGATATTTAAGGAAGAAAGTCTTAAATACCTCCCCGAAGAACCTGCTGAGGGGGCTTATTACATTGCTGTTGACCCGGCGGGGTACGAAGATGTCGGCAAAAAGGGCGCAAGAGAAGACAGGTTGGACGAAATGGCAATCGCCATCGTCAAAGTCGGGTCTTTCGGATGGTACGTTGCTGAAATTCGCACTGGCAGGTGGAATGTTAGGGAAGCATCCGTACAAATCCTGAAAGCCGCAAAGGATTATCAAGCACTAACGGTAGGCATTGAAAAGGGTGCGCTTAAAAACGCTGTCATGCCTTACCTTAGCGACCAAATGAGGCGTCTAGGGGTTTTCCCCCACATTGTTGATGTCACTCACGGCGGCAAAAAGAAAACTGAACGAATTGCCTGGGCACTTCAAGGCAGAATGGAGCATGGCAGATTATTTCTGCCAGAAGATACAAACGACTGCGAAGACCCAAGGTGGACTAAAAAGTTTATCAATCAGGCGCTAGACTTTCCTAATCCACTTTCACACGACGATATGCTTGATGCTTTGGCTTACATTGATCAAGTAGCAACAACTTCTTATTACGATCCAGAGGATTTTGACGAAGAGTTCGTCCCTCTCGACAGTGTAGCAGGCTATTAATATGGCAAACAACCTCATTGTAGACCAAGAAAATGGGCCAAGCGAGGAAAGTGCGGGTAATAGCCGTCTTTTAAGCCATTGCCTTGATAGAATTTCTGATGGTGAGCGTTATCGCGACCAGAACTATCAGGAAAAGTGGGAAGAATATTACCGCCTTTGGCGCGGTATTTGGGCCGCTGAAGACAAGCAAAGGCAGTCAGAGCGGTCAAAGCTAATTTCTCCCGCCTTGCAATCCGCTGTCGAGTCTACGGTAGCTGAGCAGGAAGAGGCCATTTTTGGACGAAAACAATGGTTTGATCTTGTAGACGATTATGAAGACCGCCTAGCGGGGCAGGACAAGGATTTACAGCAGCTACGCTCGTTCCTAATGGAGCGTTTTGACACGGCTGATATTCCTTCAGCCATTTCAGAACTGTTCCTTAACGCTGCTATTTACGGCACCGGCATCGGCAAGATCATAACCGAGACTACTAACAACAAAGAAGTTGAAAGACGAGTAGATCAGCAGATTGTACGGCAAGTTCAAGCCGCTGCACAGCAGGGACAGGTTGGAGAAGAGCAGGCCAACCAGCTACTACAGCAGGCTATTAGCTACGAAGTAGTAGACAAGGAAAAGTTTCTCGTTCGTGTCGAGCCAGTCTCACCGTTTGATTTTGTGATTGACCCTGCTGCCAGAAACATTGAAGAAGCAGAATACTGCGCTCACGTTTCTTACAAACCGCTTCCACAGATTATCGAGAAGCAGGCTGAGGGTGTGTACAACCCTGTAGAAATTGGGCAGGTTAAAAGCAAAGACAGAACTTCTGGAGAAGACTACGATGAGACTGATTCGGTAAAAATAACCGAGTATTA